TGTTTCTTTTGGAAGCAGTAAAAATTTTGATCCTTTGTTTGATGAATCTGTTTTTTTAACATTTAAAGGTTTTTTTGCTTTTGGGTTTAACAATCAGGATGAATTACTTTTTAGAAAATATGAAGGTTATTATGAAGTAACAAATACTCAAATTGACAATTTAACGTATAGTATAACAACAACGTCGGGCATAGATTGGCCCAATGGTTTTTTGACTTCGTATAGTTTTGCAACAGGTTTTTATCCAGTTGGAGGTCCGGTTAACATTCAATTAAATACCTGGACAGGATTTGAAGGAGTTTATTCTGTAGTTGCATCATTTAAACAAAACATATTTATTGACCCAATTTTTAGATTTGATAGCGTATATCAAGATCAACAAAACATTATTTATAGAACTAATTATTATCAATTAACATACAACGGAACACAAATAATTTCACATTCAAACGTATCAAGTAGTGGCTCGTATAATGCTTATCCTTGGGCTTGTTCTGTTGAATTGCTAAACAATGAGTATTGTTTAACCTATAATATAGGCAACATAACACCAAATTTTGTAAATCCTAATTTTTATACTAACATTTTAGGATTTAATGAAATTTTTAATTCGTTTGGTAATTTAAGGCCTGTAGTTAGTGGTTTTAAATTAAGCGTGGAGCCAACATGAAATTCGAAACCGCATTTGCTTTACTGCTGGGCCACGAAGGCGAATTCAGCGATCACCCCGACGACCCAGGCGGCAAAACCCGCTATGGCGTCACCGAGGCTGTGGCCAGGGAGACGGGGTACAAGGGCGACATGCGCGAGCTGCCGCTGGATCTGGCGCAGCGGATCTACCTCGAAAAGTACTGGAAGCCGATCCGGGCCGATGATTTACCGCCTGGTGTGCGCTACGCGACGTTCGACGCCGCAGTCAACAGCGGGCCGGCGCAGGCCACGCGCTGGTTGCAGCGGGCGCTCGGAGTCGAGGCTGATGGCGTCATTGGCCCCAAGACACTGGCGGCCGCCTACGCACAGGACGCCAACGCGCTGCGAATGCGCATGCTGGCCCAGCGGCTTCGGTTCATGACCGCGCTCGGCAACTGGCCGTCGTTCTCGCGCGGCTGGGCGCGGCGGATTGCTGACCTCATGGAGTCGTGATGGCCTGGGGCAAAGACGATTGGAAAAAGCTCGCTGCCGCTGTTGCGCCTGGCATCGCCACCGCGCTGGGAGGCCCACTGGCGGGCGTGGCGGTTTCGGCCATCAGCGACAAGCTCCTGGGCAAGCCCGATGGCACTGAGTCCGAGATTGCCACCGCGCTGGCCACAGGAGGCACCGACGCGCTGGCCAAGCTCAAGGAAGCCGAGCAGGCATTCCAGGTGCGCATGCGCGAGCTGGACATTGACCTCGAGCGCGTGCACCAGGCCGACCGAGACGGGGCGCGGCAGCGCGAGGCGGGCACCGGAGACACGCTCACCCCTCGGCTGCTGGCCATGGGCATCACCTGCGGGTTTTTTGGCGTGCTGGGCTGGCTGATGACCCAAGGCAAGCCCGAGACCTCAGGCGATGCGCTGCTGGTGATGCTGGGCGCCCTGGGCGGCGCCTGGGCATCGGTGGTGGCGTACTACTTCGGCTCGTCGTCAGGCAGTGCGGCCAAGACGCGCATCCTGGCCGATCGGAACTGATGCCGGAATGCGTGACGGGCAGCGCTCGTCCTCAAGCACCCACGGGCCTATCCAGACCTGACGCTCATGCGGCGGTGACAGCCAGCGCAGGCAGGACCGGCACTCGTCGCGCCAGGTGCCGGCACATCGTGCCGTATCGGCCGGGAGACGGGGCGGGATTGTTGTCATAGGTGCAAGATCAGGCTCAGGGTGACGACGCCAGCGGCAGCGACGCCGACGGCCAGCAGGATGACCTTGGCCGATGCCTCCAGCATGTCGTCGCGCAGCGGGTCGGGGTCGTCGCGCAGCAGCGGGCACTGCCGGCCCTGGTTGCACTTGCCATCGCAGCAGGTGCGGCACTCGTCGCGGCAACGCGTGCCGGCCTGGCCAGGTTCGCAGTGTGGGTAGGTGCAGGTCATGGTCATGGCTCCTCGTCGTTGAGTTGAAGTCCAAGAACAAGCCGGATGGCTGGGCCGGCTTCGTAGCGGGTGCGTCGTCCGTTGCGCGAAATGTCGTCTGGGTGGCGTGTCTTTGTCAGCAGGCCAGCGTCGCAGGCATAGCGCAGGCCGCTGTTGATTGTGTCCATGGTGCCGCCCCACTTGTCTTTGATGTCCTGGATCGTCAGCCATTCGTCGGGGTTGGCTGAGAACCAGATCAAGGCCTTGTGGTGCAGGCGCACGCTGGCGCGTTTGTAGGTGCCGGGTTTCATGATTGCGCCCGCAGCGCGGCTTCCAGTTCTGCCAACTTGCGGTCCAGCTCGGTGTTCTGGTCTTGCAGGCTGACGCAGTTGGGGCACTCACTTGGCATGCATTCCCGCGTAGCGCAGGGTGGCTCCTGCGGCTCTGCCAGCGCGGCCTCGATATCCTGCTGTACATCAGTCAGGGGTTGCAGGGCTTCCTCTGCAAGCGCGGAGCGGAGGGCGGCTAACGCATCTCGGGTCAGCAGCACATCATCTTCGCCATTCGCGCAGTTCTGGAGCGCCTCCAGCGCCTGCTGGGCGGCTTCGCGTAGGGTGGTCATGTGCTCTCCTCTGCTTTCTTGATGGCGGCGCGGGCTTGGACGTAGACGTTGTAGGCAACATCAGCGTGGCGCAGGTATGGCTCAGAAGCCTTCAACGCCTCCAGCAGCGCATCACGCTGGGCCACAAGGCGGCGCAGTTCGGCGGCGGCGGCATTCATTTTTGCGTTCCATTCATTTCCGCCGCAGGCCCTCACATCGAGCCAATCAGCCAGCCACAGGGCTTTACTCTGCGCGCTCATCCCTCACCCCTCAGCGCAGCCGTCAGCCGCTCAATCCTTGCCTGGTGGTACATGCACATGGCATCAGCGTATTCGCGGGCGCTCAGGGCCTCCAGCAGGGCCGTGCGGGCCTGGTCCAGCTCGCGCTGCATCTTCTCAGCGTGGGACAGGGCGCCAAACGTGCGGCGCAGGTATTCGCGGATCATGACTGTGTCACCTCCATCAGCACCATGGCGCGGCGCACCGCGTCCGACAGGTCAAGCCAGTCGGTCCAGCTCAGGGCGTGTTTGATGTTGACCTGCACAACTCCCTCGTCCACAAGCTGCACGGTGGCGACAAAATCGCCGTCAGCGTGCCTGATCTCGCAGTGAGTCACTTCGACTTTCATGCTCTCGCCTCCATCGCGCAACGGCGCGCGTAATGCCACACACTCGATGCCTGCACAACCTGCGCAGGCGCCTCGAAAACGCGCTCAGGTTCCACCATTACGCCATCGGCGGTCTGGAGGTAGGCGCGGCGTTTGTTGCCGTGGTTGATTAGCATGCCCCGCTGGACGAGGTTGTAGATCAGTCCTTTGGTGCAGCCGATGTGCTCCACGATGGCGTCCATGGTCTGCGGGGTGCGGCACATGGCCGCGATGCGGCGGTGGGTGTCTTTCATGCTGCCTCCGCTTTGGCAATGGCAGCGCGGGCCATCTCGGCCGATTCACGCATGTGCGGCTCCATCCACTCGACAGCGTGGAAACTGGTGACCATGGCCCACAAGGCTTGCAACAGTTCGGGCGCGGCGGCGATCAGGCGGGCGTTGGCCATGATTTCATCTTCATCGTCTATGCTTGAGTAATCCGGATGCGTATGTATTGCGTAGCCAAGCGCCGTCATGACGTCAACGCCCTCTGCCACTTTCCACGGCCCAGGTGTGTGTTTCGTCATGCCACCTCCCGTTGCGCCAGATCACGCGCCACCTGCTCGGCAGCGCCACGGGTGCGGCAGTCGGCCACGACGGTGTAAGTGGTGCGCACCACCAGAAACCGCAGGCCGTCGGTGTTTTCGTGGGCCACGACTTCGTACTCGGTCTTCAGCGGCTCAGATAGGCTCATCGCTGGCCTCCGTCGGTTCAATGTCGGTGGCCTCGAGCGCGGCGCGGATCTGGCCGGCGCGCACCTTGGCGGCGTCGTTAGCCTCGGCTCGGCCGTCGCGGTCCAGATGCTTGATGGCGGGCTTGAGCGCGTTCAGTTCGTCGATGGTGCGGGCGGCGTCGATGCGGCGCATCACGGCGCCGAAGTCCAGCACCTCGTCGGCGGTCTCGGTGACTGGCTGGCGCTTCGGCGGCTTGGCCTCGGGCGGGTCCATGTCTTCGACTTCCTCGGGCGTGTAGGTGCCAACCACGAGGCCGGGAAACACTGTGCGAATGCCTTCGCTGATGCAGCGGGCACGCAGCATGGCGCGCGGGTACTGCGTCCAGGTCGGGTTTTTCGTCAGGCCGGCGCGCTGGGCCATTTCGATGGTCCACTCAATCTCGACGCTGCCGCCTTGCTGGTGCGAGAACTCTCCAGCCACGCGCTGGTCGTTCATCGAAAGCCACTTCACGCGGCCTCCTGCGGTCTGGAACCTGGCCAGCATGGCGTCCGCCCTCAATGCGGGGCGGTTCTGGATGATGTGGTAATCGCGGGCCGCGATGGCCGGGTGCAGGCCCTCCGCCTGGGCGATGAGCATGAGCGCCATCGCTTGGTCTGGGGTCTTGACGCCGAACAGGCCGGACTTGGCCACTGCAAGCGCCATGCGCTCGACTTGATCTACGGGAACGAGTGCTGATGTCATGAGGACTTCTCCTGTGGTTAGAAACTGACCTTGGCGCGCAGCCGAGAAACGATCTCGTCGGCCTCTGCGCTGAATGCAATGATCTCGCGCTCGAGGCGCGCTTGGAATTCGGGATCACCCTTGACGCGCTGCACGTAGAGTTGCAGGTCACCAGGCAGGCGTGGATCGAACGACACGAAGTCGCACCATTCGCGGCCCGTCAGCCACATCTGGCCCTGAATCTGCGCCTGGTGATCTTCGGGCATGCCGTTCAGCCACGTTTCGAGGTGGACTTGCGACGACCACGGGCACTTGATTTCGATCAGGCCAAACATGCCATCGGGGTCCGTCTCGTCTGACAACAGGCCGTCAGGGCTGGCACCGCAGGCCAGTGTGGGGTGAGCCACGAAGCCCGTCTCTGTCAGGCGAGCGCTGCTGGTGAACAGGTACGCGGCGCGGGCGGCGTCCTCGTTCTCGCGGCCCCAGCGCAGCGGCGCGGCGTCGGGCATCTGCACCGGCTGGCCCGTCAGGCGCTCGGTGACGATCTGCCAGAGGTAGCGGGTGCGTTCTGCCGAAAGGTTGCCGGGCTCCCCGGCCTTGGCCTGAGCGGCGGTCGGCTTGTTGCGGCTGATGACGTCCTTGAACCTGGACGCGGTGACCTTGCCGGCGCGGGCCTGCAGCCATTCGTCGGTGCGCTGGTCTTCGGTGACGGTGATCATTCTGCGGACTCCTTGGTGGTTTGCTGGGCCACTGCGGCGCGCAGCTGCGAGGCGAGCTCGAGCGCCTCCTCGTCGTTGAGCCAGAGGCTCACGTCAACGGTGCCGGCTCCGCCGGTGCGGATCATCACGGTGTAATCGCACCCCGTGATGGCGCCTGACAGGCGGGTGGCGGTGAGAACAGTTTTCATGGTTCGTGGTCCTTTCAGTACCAGTGGTGTGGATCGTCGTAATACGGGTCTTCGTCTGCGTTCTGCGCCAGCAGCTGCAGCGCTCGGGCGTGGATGGCGGCCTTGCGGTCGGTGACGAAACGCTCTCGCAGCAGGTAGCGCGCCTGCAGTGCCTGGGCGTCGGTGCCCAGCAGCAGCAGGGCGAAGAGCTGATCCACGGTCGCGCTGTCGAGGTCTTCGCCGAGGCCGGCGACGTCCACAAGTTCGTCCGACGCCAGGCGCCCGTTATCGGCGAGCCAGAGGCCGACGTCGTTGACGTCGCGCAGGGCTTCCTCGGTGGCGTCGATCATCTCCAGCGGGCCGGGTTCTGGATCGTCGGGGTACTCGGGAGGGTGCGCGTTGTCCCAGATGGATTGGGCGGCGGCGAAGGTGTTTTGCATGGGTGCGGGCTCCTGGTGGCGGGGTTAAGCGGTGGCGCGGTAGAGATTGATCTCTGCGGTGGTAACGCCGATCATGCGCATCGAATTCCAGTCGATCGACAGGCCGAGGTCGGTTGCTATGCGGTTCAGGTCTGCCAGCGTTACGCGCAAGGCCATGCGATACGGAAAGTTGCCATTGATGTCGCGGAATGCGTCGAAACGCAGCGCAGGATTCTTGGGGTTCATGTCGTGTGCTCCTGGTGGTGGTTGTCAGATGCCGAATCCGACCAGCGCCCCGAGGGCGAGGCCGAAGGCGATGGCGAAGAGGTAGTCGGCTGGGGTGAGGCGGGGCATGGTGTGGCTCCGGTGATGGCCCCGAAGGGCCGTGGTTATCACATGAAGGTGTAGCGCGACACGCCGTGCTTTGCGGACAGCAGATTGCGCACTGCATCTGCTGCTTGGCAGGCTTCGCGCACAAATTCGATTGCCGCGAGCCCGTGCAGGTTTGTCGGGCGGATAGCGAAGCGAGCGCGCTCTGCGATATTGGCGGGGTGGCTCTTCCACTCGGCGCGGGCTGCTGCGATCTTGGCCGCTTCGTGGGCCTTGATTTCGCTAGTAATCGTGCGCTGATCCTTGCCGGTGTTGCGGCGGGCGCAGACTTGACCGTAATGCGCAATCTCGCCGTCGTTCATTTCAATGATGACTGTGAACTTCAGGCCAGACTTGCCGCAGCAATCGCAGTTCGTGATGCTGTCGTCTGTTCCAAGTGCTTTCATGTCTGTCTCCGGTTGCGTGTTGCGATGTGCGAACTATAAACCAAAGTTAACGCTTGCAGCGCATACCTGACTGAAAACTAGGGTTTACAGTCTGCTGATGAATCCGCTACCATGTCGGCATGAAACAGAAACAGCGACCCGGCCCGCTGCCGCCGATCACGACGGCAGAAGCCATAACAAAGGCGGGCTCCATCACGGCGCTCGCCCGCATCCTCGGCATCAGCCGCGTGGCGGTTCACAAGTGGGGCGAGACGCCGCCGCCAGCCCGCATGTGGCAGCTCATGCAGATCAGGCCGGAATGGTTCAGCGTGGGGGCGAAGCCATGAAACCAGGCGACCGCGTGCGCCTCTCAGACGGCGCCGATGCGATGGTGCTGGAGGTCGGCGTTGCTACGCTGCGGGTGGCGCGGATTCGCCAGGACTGGCCGTTTCCCGGCCTGCCTGAGTCCGTCCTGCGCGGCACCGTCAAGCGCCTGCCGTCGCGGTATCTGCGCGAGACGCATCAGGATGTGGGGCCGGCCCGCTGGTGAGCCGGACCCGATGATTTTTCAACATGCGGCATGTCCGCAACGAAAGGAGAGAGAGTGCAAAACGAATCGGCAGCGGAATACGCTGCATTTCTGGACCGCAAGGCCCAGCTAGGTGGGGAACATGGGTTCGAGCCCATATCGCTGCCGCCGTGGCTTTTCGACTTCCAGGCTTCGCTCGTAGAGTGGGCGCTTCGCAAGGGGCGCGCTGCGATCTTCGCGGATTGCGGGCTGGGCAAGACGGCGATGGAACTGGTGTGGGCTGACAACGTGGTCCAGCGCACGAACGGCAAGGTATTGCTTCTGACGCCGCTGGCGGTGACGCATCAAATCGCCGCCGATGCTGAGAAGTTCGGCATTGCAGCCAAGGTATCCCGCGACGGTGTTTCGCACCCTGGCATCACGATCACGAACTACGAAAAGTTGCACCTGTTTAATGCTGCTGATTTTGTGGGCGTGGCGTGTGACGAGAGCAGCATTCTCAAGAGCTACAGCGGTTCAACCAGGGGAGCAATTACCGCCTTCGCGCGCAAGCTGCCCTATCGGCTTCTGGCAACGGCCACGGCGGCACCTAACGACTTCACGGAGCTGGGCACATCGTCCGAGGCGCTTGGCTACCTCGGGCACATGGACATGCTCAATCGGTTCTTCAAGAACGACCTGAACAACAGCGCTTCAGGTCGATTCGCTGGAGAGGTCATCAAGTGGCGCCTGAAGGGCCACGCGGAACTGCCGTTTTGGCGGTGGGTGTGTTCGTGGGCCAGGGCCGTGCGCCGGCCATCTGACATCGGGTTCGACGATAGCCGGTTCATTCTGCCGCCAATCAACGAAGTCGAGCATGTGGTGGAGTCCAACACTTGCGCCGATGGAATGCTTTTCGCACTGCCCGCAGTGGGACTTGATGAACAGCGCGAGGAGCGCCGCAGGACCGTGCGCGAGCGATGCGAGCGTGTGGCTTCATTGGTCAATGGCACCGGCCAGCCTGCGCTTGTCTGGTGTCATCTGAACGATGAGAGCGAACTACTCTCGGACTTGATACCCGATGCAGTGGAGGTAAGCGGAAAGGACTCTGACGACAAGAAGGAAGGCAAGCTGCTGGACTTTGCCAATGGCCGCGCTCGCGTGCTGATTACGAAGCCGAAGATTGGCGCGTGGGGACTGAACTATCAGCACTGCAACCACATCACGTTTTTCCCGTCGCACTCGTTCGAGCAGTATTACCAAGGCGTGCGCAGATGCTGGCGCTTTGGTCAACAGCGGCAAGTGACCGTCGATATCGTGACCACCGAAGGCGAGCGCGGGGTGCTGCGCAACCTGCAGCGCAAAGCCGCCCAGGCTGACACGATGTTTTCTAACTTGGTTGCGCAGATGAATGCCGCCCAGGCCATCGAGCGCACATCGCAATTCACAAAGACTCAGGAGCTTCCATCATGGCTGTCCACGACCAACTGATTACCGACAAATTTGCCCTCTACCACGGAGACTGCATAGAGGTCATGCAAGGCATGCCCGATGCCTGCGTGCATCTGTCGGTCTACTCGCCGCCATTCGGTGGCCTGTATCACTACAGCAGCAACGACCGCGACCTGTCGAACTGCGACGACTACGATACGTTTTTTGACCAGTACGCTTTTGTGGTGCGGGAACTGGCGCGAGTGACCATGCCCGGCCGCGTGACCGCTGTGCACTGC